TACATTTTCTTTGCCGAATTTTTCATATAAGTTCTTAGCAGTTTCAGTATAAACACGGCACATAGTATCAACTACGCCCCGTTCATCTTTTGCATATCTATATGATCCGATAGGCAGCAACTTGCAACGCATTACGCTTTCTTCGTCTTTTTCAAGTGCAATTACTGATAAACCGAATACGCCTAATTGTTTATAAGCTGGCGGCAGCTTCTCATAGAAATTTGAAACATTGAATACATTTCTTAAGACTTCACTAACTGAACCGCACCAAGTCCTTGACTGCCAGTCATATTTTAGATCATAACCTTTTACTTTTATTCTAAACCAGTTTGTAGCTGGGTTTGTAGCACCTGACATCATACCTGAAGAAAAATTGCGAACTGCTTTAAGGGTTGCAGAATCTTTAATTTTTTTATTTTTAGCTGGTGCTTTGTTTACATTACGTGCAAGAAAACGCACAGAACGTGGTAAAAAATAATCAGCTAATTCTTGCCAGTCGGCTTTCATCTGATTATAAGCTACTTCAAGTTCTTTGCGTCTTGCTTCAAAATATGCTTTGTCTAATGGTTTTTTATCCATTCTTATTCACCCAATAGTGTTTTTTTCTTTGTTTCTGCTTCGCCTGTTACGCCTAATGCAGTTGTTCTTACATTTCTATTTGTCATTGCTGCTTGTTGCTGCCTTGTATTATGCCCAGCTTTTGTTACTTCAGCGTCAGCAATAGTAGGTGCTGCAACTGGTTCAGCTGCTTCAGTTGTTTGTACTGATGGTGTTTTTGGTGAACACATTTTATAAATTCCTCCTTAATCAAATGGATCGTACGAAGTGTCCATATAAGTTGTTTCTTCGTAATCATCTTTGATGTTAGCCATATAAGAAAAATAATTAAGTCCGTATATTGCCATCATCAAACTATCTGCTTTATCGGGACTTTCCCCGATTTCTTCTTTGAGTTCTTCTTTTTTCTGAATAATTACAGTGCCGTTTGTTCTGTATTCTTTTTTAGTGAACTCTATTTGATCTCTCGTATCATCGTGCGGTATTTCAAGCCATTCATTATCTATGAAGTCTTTTAGTGTCATATAGCCATCTGCACGCTGATTATAAGCATTTTGTCTGTTTGATTTGCCTGAACCGTTAAAAGCTAAACATCGTGGTATAGCTTTTTGAACTGATACATAGATCGGATAGCCCATACCGTCTGCGTCTAATATCAATATGTCAGGCTGCCATTGTGCATATAAGTTAATGATTTTACCTTTTGTTATGTCGGTGTCGGGTTCGTTCCATTCTTCACGGTTTGTAACTTTAAAGTGAATATCGCTGATACTCTCTACTAAAGTTGCTACGCATAAGTCGCCGCCATTTCCCGATAAGTCCACTGCCATACATTTTATTTTTCTGTATTCGCCACGTGGAATATTTTTAAGTTTTGCTGCTTTATCCAGTTTGGAAGAACTTACAAGATAGTCTTTTGCTTGATCTAATGGGTTGCCTTCCCATATATGATCGTAGTCGATCGGGTTTGTTCTTTTGCTCTTTAACGCTTTTTTAATAAGGTTTTCAGGGCAATGCTTATTATCATAGTAGTTTATCTTGATGGTTAGACAGTCAGGATCGCTTGCGAATTCTACATATACTGCGTCTTTTCTTACCTTGCGGTTCATTGTGAAATATACAATAGCATTTGCTTTACGGATCGTAGGTACGATAATATCAAGCGTAGCTTTTGTAATTGCTTCTGCTTCATCGATCCAAAGAATATCAACGCCTTCAAGCCCTTTGATATTTACCCTTCCTTGTTCTTTGAAGCCCCTAAAAATAATTGTAGATCCAGTTCTTCTATGTACGATCTTGTTATTGAATACATCAAAATCTAATTCATATTCACCGATAAGATCTGCAAGTATTTTATAAACCGAATCTTCAATAGTGTTTTGTGTTTCACGCCCGCAGCATACACGCACTGTTCTTTGTTCGCATATCCATAGAATAATTCTTGCTACGCTTTGTGATTTTCCGCCACCTCTACCACCGTGTAATAAGAAATAGTCATAGTCGTTTATCTCATATATACAAGGCAGCAACACTTCAGGAATATCTAATATTGCTGGTAGTTCTAATTCAGGTATCATTCTTCCTCTTTTTTAGCTTCTTTGCCTATCTTAAGAGTTAATGCCTTACCGCCTACTTTAACGCTTCCCATAGTGTTTATGGTTATATCTTGCCTTATTTCAGGTTCATACAAGCCATTTAGCTTGCCTTTGAGTTCTTCAGCTTTCAAGAATGCTGCTATGTCAGGCTTTGGTATTTCTATTGTGTCGCCGTCCTTTGTAACTTTGATAAAAAGATTATCCAGTGCCATTTGTTGTGCTTCTTCCAGCTTCCTAAAACTCATAACACGTGAATAATAAAACTGTTCTTCTTCTTCCTTCCTCAATTCTGCGATACGTTCTTTGATTTCAGGTTTTTTCAAGTTTTCACAAGCGATAGAATAAGCAGAATCTTTTGAATAGCCAGCGTTTAAAGCAGCTTTCGTCCCGTTAAGAGTTAAGACATATTCTTTACAGAATTTATCTTGTTTAGGCGTCAGTTTCTTTTTTATTTTTTCTTCCTTTTTTGCCATCGCTTTTGTCCTTATAAACTTGCTTATGGCATTTTTTAAGGTATTCTACTAACACTTGTTCTTTTTGCGTTTGCGATATTGTAATAGGTTTGACTAAATACTGATAGCTGCATATCTCTTGCTTATCAAAAATAATTGTTATCAGCCCGTCTGTAAATGCCATAGTATTAAGCATTAAAAATCTTAAAATTGCTTTTATCATAATAAAAAGAGGGTTGTTTTTACCCTCTGCTTCCTTTCTGGTTTTCTATTTTTGTAATTGAATAACTCTTGTAGGAGTTTATATGAGAAAATTATTTAATTTTTATTTTTGCTGGTTTATAAAATCTTCTGTTCAGAATTGTATTTATTTCTATACGGTCCATCTTTAAGAACTTATCTTGCGGTGCAATATGCACGCCGTTATCGTTATATATCTGTCCTCTGATATTACAAAAAGAATATTCTTTTGCTTTTGTGCCACTGAATACCCTGTATTCATAATCAGTTTTACTTAGCCCGTATTTCTCAAATAGCCTTTCAGCTGCCTTGCCTGTGCGGCGTAGCGTGGTTGTGTATGTTCCGTCAGGTGTCTTTGATTTTATTTCAAGAATGGCATTGCCACACATACAACATTCATCTGCAAATACAAGTAAATTATTTGTGCCGACATTATAAATTCTGCCCACGTGTGAATAGTTACAACAGTCAATTTTACCTATATTGTGCATTAGAAAACCTCCGCTTATTGCCTTAATAGCTCAACCTTGCGTTAGCTTAATAGCGGTTTTTGCTCTTGGGTGCAACGGCTTTTTTTATTATGAGAAATATAAAAATAAAAATCTGCTCTATTCATTCATTCAGAAAATAAAGAAAACCTGAAGATCCTTGCTGCTAAAAGAAAAGAACTACTGCATTTTGTTTTATATTTGTTAAGTTTTGTAAATAATTAGAAAAAATATTTTTTCAAGCTGCACATGGGTTTTAGCCTATCTTAATTATATTTTAGATATTTTGGTATTGCAAAAATATCAAATATCGTTTATACTGATAGTGTAAGACAGATAAAAAAGAAAGGCGGTCAATATGAAAAAGTTTTTAGTAACAAGTGCAACGGCAGACGAACAAGTAAAACAAGATCCTATTTCAAATGTTTATTCGGAAACAACTATTTTAAATTCTGATTATGCTAAGTATGCTTCTATCGGACTTTACGAAACACGCCACGAAGTTGAATATGTTGAACTTGTTTTAAACAGAACAAGCGAATTAGTAACAACAATTACAAGAATAGCTTAAGAAAGGCGGTAACTATGATGAAAATTATTGAACCAAACAAAAACGCAGAAACACTAAAGGATATTATGACTTTTGATGATTTCTACAACAGTATCGGTAAAGATATTTATTTTCAAATGGGTGAATATATGTATAGACTTCACCAATGGGCTTTAGGTTACGGCGAAACTATGAACTACACACTTACTGATATTACAAACGCTGGGCTTGCTGGTAAAGAATGTTATTCATACAGAATAAGCAGCAGCTTAAAAGATATTGCACCATTATTTGAACATAATTTTGATGATGTTTTTTATGAAATTGCTACCAATAGTTTTGAAAATGTAACCGTTTATAAAAGTGTTATGAAGGCTATTGATGTTTTCAACCCTATAACTATCAAACAAACTTACAAACCGCTTAAAGAAGAACCTAACAAGTGGACTGTTAAACACGCACTTAGGGCAATAGTTCACCATCAATTTGAAAATCTAAAATGCGATGGCTACTATACTGATGATTACGCTTATGACAATGCGGTAAACTTTGGCATTAAAGAAATTAAATACACTGCTGATTTCTTAAAGAAAATCATTGAACACAAGAGCGGCTGGCGTGTTTATAAAGATAGCGATAACAACCGCATTCACTTGAATTGCTATCACTTTGATACTAATAGCTTCAGATTTAAGTTAGCATAATAACCGCCGCCTTTTGGCGGCAGAAAGGATAACGAATGAATAAACGCTTTTTAAAATTCAAAGGCATTGATAATTTCAACCGCCCAGTATATGAAGTTGAAGGTCAAAAAAGTTTTGTTGGCAGCACAAGCAAATTATTTAATTTAGACGCAACAAAAGAAGAAGTAGATACTTATTTTAAAGAACACCCTGAAGAACTTGTTTATTTTGGTAGCTACTTTGGCTGCGAACCTTACGGCTTTGAACTTCGCCACGATAGAACTTTTGTGATAATATAAAGGAGGTCCTATGACACAATTAAAAGCATTACAAGACGAATACGCAAGGTATAAGCGTATAGTCGCTATCAAAAAAAGACACATTAAAGAAGCTAAAAAAGTTCTTAACTTCTATCTTGAAGAAGTAAAGAAAATTGAAAACAAAATCAAGGAGTTAGAGAATGACAGAAGAAAAAGGTAGGGGCGGCAGCCGTGCTGGTGCTGGTAAACCAAAAGGGTATAGAAAAGACGATAGCTTAAGAATCAAACCGCATAAAATAAGTATGACAGATTCTGAATATGCAAACTATCTTAAAAAGGGTGGTGCAAAATGGCTGCGTCCTTTACTGCGTGATTAAAATATTTTTCTAATTAGCTTTATAACAAGACCGCATATAAATTTAATAACTACAAAGGCAATATAAAATACAAGCCCTATAAGCCCTAAAGATATTGATTTTACAAGAATATCATAAGGGCAAGCCATAGCAACTAATAAAATAACCAATGGCAAGCCTACTACCCAAGTTATTATATTTTGAAGCCGTCTTGATTTTTTATTTTCTTCTTCCATTCTACAACCTCACACGTGGAAGAATACGACCTAACACCATAAAATCTTCTTCCTCATTTATATAGAATGGATCATAGTCTTTGTTTATGGGAATACATTTTATCCTATTGCCTAACAAGTTTACTTCTTTTATAAAACATTCACCCTTGTATCTGATAGCAAATATATGCCCATCTGACAACGTGGTGCAGCTTTTATCAATAATTACACGATCACCGTGCCTGTATTCAGGGGACATACTATTTCCTGAAACTCTTACAATTTCACACATTCTATAATCAGTCTTAACGCCACGATCTGAAATAAATAAACTTTCATCAAGCAGCATAGTTGTTGCTTGTTCATTAAATACTTCTACACCATATCCAGCAGATAAATAAACATCGGGACGATAACTAACATTCACGCCACCAATAACTTCATCTATTGTATCGTCTTCAGGCAATGTTTGATTTTGTAGTACATCTGATAAAACCAAATAGTCTATTGATACATTAAAATATGCTGCAACTTTTTCAAGTTCAGACATCTTTAATTGGCTTTTGGTTTTAAATCGGGTACTTGTTGTTGAACGCTTGATCCCTAATGCGTTACCTATTTCTGTTTGTGATATATTACGATTTGTTAAGCCGATCAGTTTACTTTGTAATTCCTTAAAGTCCATTCCTTACCGCCTTTCTCGTACATTTGTTCTATTTGTATTAAAATATGTTTGACATAATCTAACATTTGTACTACAATAAATCTTGTAATTGAATGAATGAATTTTTTAGTAGGAGATCAAAGTGGTTAAAACAAAACTAAGAAAACCTAAGAAGACGAACATTACGGGCTACTTAGCTATTCCTATTATTGATGAATTAGAGGAATTAGCTTTAGTTCAAAATGTTTCTCGCAATTCATTATTCGAGGAAGCTATTTTAGATTTATTGAAGAAATATAAAGCTGCTGCTTAAATATTCTTCTCTTAAATCATAACTCAAAAAAAGTTACAAAGCAAGACTTCAGGAAAGTCTATGCCTTATGTGGCTTGCTTTGAATTGCAAAAATTTGAACATTGAAAATTGAATAGCGTAAGACGACCGAAGCTGAAGTACAGAAAGTGGAACGGGCTATAATCGGCGTAGCAAATATAAAGTTTTTTGACAGCCCATAAGAACTGAATAAGTTTTTATGGGTTGAACTAAGAATTTTATAACAACTAATACAATTCTAATTTTTATGATTATGTTTGATTTTTTAGAACATTTTTAGAACAACTTGCAGAACAAAATACAAAGCTAAGTACAAAACAGAATACAAAGCAGAATACAAACTATATAAGTAATGAAGTAAGTAATGAATAAGTAATGTATTAAGTAATAGCACCTAAAGGTGCAGAAAGGAGTTTAAGAATGATTTTAGACTTTATCGCAAAACAAATTGAAAAACAACAACAAAAGAAACTCATTATCAAATCAGAAATTGAACGCCAAAAAACAGATTATGTTTTTAGATTCCTTTTGATGAATTACGAAAAGCAAGTAAAAGGCACTGTGGATCTTCCAGCTTTTATCTACGCTATACGTGATATGAAGGAAATTAAGAGAATGGGCAAATTAAATGAGGCTTACGACAGTGCAAAAAAGTGCTTAGAGAAACAATGGCAAGACATTGATCTTGAAGCAAAAGAACAAATGATGTACCAAGCTGACTGGGCAGAACTTCAAGCCGAAGCTGACGAAGCCTTATTGTGGGGTATCTAATATGGGACGCACTGAATGGCTGCAAGAACGCAAGAAGGGAATAGGCGGATCTGACGCAGCTGCAATTTTAGGGCTTAACCCTTATATGTCAAACGTGGACTTATGGGAAATTAAAACAGGACGCAAAGAACAAGAAGACATATCAGAAAAAGAATGTGTAAAATTTGGCGTAGCCGCAGAAGATCACTTAAGAAAACTGTTTGCTTTAGATTATCCAAAATTCTATGTTTCACACGATGAATACGAAACTTGCTGCAATACAAAACACAAATTTATAAGAGGAAGTTTTGACGGCATTATTTCAGATGGTGAAACAGGAAGGCTGGGAGTTCTTGAAATAAAAACGGCAACTATAAGAAGGGCTGCTGACTGGGAAAAATGGGGTGGCAAGAATTGGACTGAAAACAGAATACCGCAAACTTACTTTTGTCAAATACTGCATTATTTCTTGTGCAGAGAAGATTTTGATTTTGCAATATTGAAGGCAAGGATAATTGAAAATAACTACAACAAAGAAGGCTTCTTTAATGCACAAAAAGTACATATCAGACATTATCCTATATACCGTCAAGATCACTTAGCAGATATAGAAATGCTTTTTGAAAAAGAAAAAGAGTTTTGGGGTTATGTAGAACGGGACGAACGCCCGCCGCTTATTTTAAGAGGTATTTAAAATGTTCAAATGTATGACAATTCCTGAAATAAAGAACTTCCTAAAAGATAGCTTCCGCAATAATAGGAAGTTTTTTATTTATGGGGGACGTGGCAGCGGTAAATCAACCCTACTGGCACAAACATTCAAAGAAGTATTAGATGAACTGGAAGCAGAAAACAGGAGGACACAAAATGAAAGTAAAGCACGTTATCCACATTGAGTTAATTGAAGAAATTGATGATCGTAAATTAGGGGGGGGGTAAGACAACAAAAGAAGAAAAGATCAAGCTATTAAAAGAAGGACATCACGCAACTAACTGTACAAAAGAGGTTGAAAAGTTTGTAGAAAAACTTGAAAAGAAAGGGCTTGTAACTGGTATGGTTAATTATCACCTTGATAGATACTTAACACCTTCAGAGCAGCTTGAACAAATTGCAAAAATGATGAGAAATATTGAGGAAAAAATGGAGGAAAAACAATGCGTATAGGTTCAGGCTGGGTGAAGGCTTCTGAAAAAAAACAGCAAAGTCTATATATCAATTAGTATAGATGAAGCTGCACTACCGCTTAATATAAGCGAAGACAAGTTTTTAACACTTTGGGAAATACCCGAAGACGAAAGAAAAGTAGAAAACGCACCGCACTATTCAGTGCATTTAAACAAATCAACACCAAAGGAGGATAAGAAGTAATGGAATTTAATCTTATAAGCCCTCAAACATTTGTGAATGTTATTGAATTCAACTATGACGAACTCAATAACTGGATCGTAGAACAGGTGGAACAATACAAAGGCTTAACATACACCGATGAAACAATTAAGAACGCAAAAGAAGATAGGGCGAAGTTAAACAAATTTAAAGAAAACATAGACAATGCAAGAAAAGATGTTAAGAAAAGATACCTTGAACCATACAACAAGTTTGAAGAAAAGGTAAAAACCTTACTGGCTTTAATAGAAGAACCAGCAAAGGCAATAGATGTTCAAGTGAAGGCTTATGAGGAAAATAAGAAGGTAGAAAAAAGAGCGGAAATAGAAGCCTTCTATAATGCCGTTATCGGTGATTTAGCTTCATTGCTTACACTTGATAAAATCTTTAATTCAAAATGGCTTAACGCTACAACTTCTATAAAATCTGTTCAAACAGAAATAGAACAAATTATAGCGAAAGTAAAATTTGACCTTGCAACCATCAAAGATCTTAAAAGTGAGTGGGAACTTACCTTAATAGATACTTACTTAAATACTCTTGATGTTGCAGCTGCTTTAAGAGAAAAAACAAGACTGGAAGAACGCAAAAAAGCAATTATGGAAGAAGGCAGTATAGAACAAACAATGCCGATACCAGTATTTGAAGAACCAAAACAAGAAGAACCTACAACAGTTAAGGTTTATACCCGCAAGTTTTGGGTAAAAGGAACTGCGGACCAGTTAAGAGCATTGGGGCAGTATATGAAAGAAAACGGCATTGAATACGGAGGTATTGAATAATGGTAGCAAATAGTTTAGCAACAGTGCAAAAGAAGCCAAGCACTTTTTCAATGTATATGGCTTCAGACGCAGTGAAGAATAAAATAAATCAAATGATGAGCGGCAAAGATGGTTCAAAGTTTATTACGTCTATTGTTTCGCTTGTTGCGAATAACCCTGAAATTGCAAAATGCGATCATTCAACAATTTTAGCAAGTGCCTTGCTGGGTGAAAGTTTAAAACTATCGGCAAGCCCGCAGTTAGGACAGTTTTATATTGTGCCATTCAAGGATAATGACAAAGAAGGCAACCTAAAAAGAATGGTAGCACAATTTCAATTAGGTTATAAAGGCTATATCCAGCTTGCAATTAGAAGCGGCTATTACAAAAAATTGAATGTGTTAGCGATTAAAAAAGGTGAACTTATTTCTTATGATCCGCTTGAAGAAACTATTGAAGTAAAACTGATAGACGATGAAGACTTAAGAGAAAATACCGAAACAGTCGGCTATTATGCAATGTTTGAATATAACAACGGCTTCAGAAAAACCTTATACTGGAGTAAGGCAAAGATGGAAGCACACGCAAAGAAATATTCAAAGGCATACAATACCGATATTAAAAAAGGCTGGAAGTATAGCTTTTGGTCTAAAGACTTTGACGGTATGGGTTTTAAAACAATGATACGCCAGCTTATAAGCAAATGGGGTATTATGTCGGTAGAATTGCAAACCGCATTTGCAAACGATATGGCGGTAATATCAGAAAGCGGACAGGCACAATTTGTAGATAATGAAGAAGAAGTAATTGAAGCTGAAGTAACTACAATAAGAGAAGAAGCACCAGCAGAAGAAGTTAAGACGGCAGCACCCGATCCGCTTAACGATTTTGACGAATAGTGGAAGAACAAATTACACAAGTTGAAGACTTTTCAGAGCAGCTGCTTAGGGTATCGGGTGAAATGAAAAGTCTAAGTATAGACTACAAAAATGCCCGCAGTGAATACGCAAGGTGCTTCAACCGTGTAACTGTTATGATTTATCAGGCTGGCTTACATAGAAGTAAGGCAGCCTTTGAAAATAAAATACCTATGTTAATTGCACACCCTGATTTTACAGAAGAAGCTATACAAGTTGTAAGCAGAATGAATGAAGCACAACAAGAATATAAAGGGCTTGAAATGGTATTAAAAGCATACCAAGCTGAAATATCAGGGCTTCAAAGTGTAATTAAGTTTATGCAAATGGGTGAAATATCAGCAGCAACCGCAGCTAAATACGGCTGGAATAATCAATAGGAGGATATATGGAAACTACAAAAGACTACGGCTATTTTATGATAAGCCGCAAGTTGAAAGAAAGCTGGCTGCACCCTTCCATAGAAGATCGTAAATTTACAAAATACGAAGCGTGGATATGGATAATAGAGAATGCACGTTTTATATGCAGCAACCAGCAGCTACTAAATGGCAAACTTATTACCATACCACGTGGGTATTTTTCAACTACCGTAAACCATCTATCAAAAATCTTTGGCTGGAACGAAAGGACCACAGAGAAGTTTTTGCAGTTGCTTGAAACAGACGGCAAAATAAAACGCTTCAAAGTAAACCCTAAAATAATGAAGTCATACACTTTAATAAAAGTCAATAATTACAACGCTTACCAGCCTGAAGTTTGCGATATTTGCAATTCAGAATACAAGACAAAATGCAACTTAAACTGTTGTAGAAATAAGCCGCAGCTGCCAGCTAAACAAACAAAGAAAAAAGAAACAACTTCAAAAACAATTTACGGCGAATATAAAAACGTGAAGCTGACAAATGAAGAACTTAAACGCTTGTATGAAGAATACGGAAAAGAAGGGGTAGATAAAGCAATACAATTTTTATCACGATACAAAAAAGAAAAAGGTTACAAAAACAAAGACGATAACTTAACTTTAAGACGCTGGGTATTCAACGCCATTAAGGTTGATAAGATAACCTTAAGCAATACACTTAGTGCAAATTATGGAGGTTTTTAATAATGAATATCAATATGAATAAGATTTTTAATAACCTTCCTGATAAGTGTAAGTATTGCGGCAAGCCTTATGTTTTCAAAGAGTTTAACGATGGCAAAATGAAAATACCAGTGCCAGCTTGCACTTGTATTGAGGACAGGGAAAAAGCAGAAGCGGATCTACAAGCAAGAGTAGAAAAAAGAAAGCTACTAAAAGAACGCTTAAAAACTGCGGGCTTCCCTTATGACACAAGGGGTAAAAGACTTAAAACAAGAACTTGTGAACATATAGATACTGCGTGGGAATATGTAAACAACTTCCAGCCAAAGAAAAGACAAGGGCTTTATTTTGTAGGGAAGGTAGGCAATGCAAAAACCACGCTGGCGGTATGTATAGGAAAAGAACTTATCCTGAAGGGCTACAAAGTAAAATTTGTTGGGTTCTCGCAAGCAATAAGAATATTGCAAAGCACTTACGGGACTAAAAACCCGCTTGAATTTATGGAACAAGTGCAAGAATTTGCAAAATACGACTTGCTTATATTTGATGATTTTGGACGAGAAGCCTATAAGGACAGGACCTTAACAGACGTTGCAGATTTTGTAAACCATATCTATTCAGAATTGACTAATGTAATAATCACTTCTAACCCTGAAATGGTTGAAAAGGTAAAACAAATACCTGATTTTGAAGCAATGTTTGATAGATTTTTTCAAATGACTAAGAGGAAAGACTTTAAGAACACGAGTTATAGGAGGGCAAATGGATAGTAAAAAAGATTACTATTACCTGAATTGTTTAGGCTTGCTTGAAGATAAACTGCCGCCTGAACTATTCAACGAAGTAAAGAAATATCTAACTAACGATAAGATAGAAGAAGCTGCTAAATATACGCAAACAGATAGAGTTTATAACCATCTTTTAAAACACGGCTGCATAACTAATATGCAATGCCATTTATTGTATGGTATAAGACACTGCCCAAGCGTTATAAGGAATGTAAAAAAGAAGCTGCTAAACGAAGGCAGCTTTTATTTTATAGATACTGAAATGAAGAAGGGCTGCAATAGATACGGTGAAAAAACAAACTGGCTTAATTATATCCTTAAGAAAAAGGAAGCGGTATGAAGAAAAAGAAAAAACGCCCGACTATGAACGAGGATATAAAAACCTTCCCGATATACCAGCTTATGAGAAATGGAATACTGAAGCGTATTTACTGGATAGAAAATACCGATAGTTACGATCATTCAGTTTATAATCTTCACCACTTTATAGAAAAGCAGCACTATTGGGGTAATGAACAATGGTATGAAGATAGAGGAATAAAACAAAAACTAATCTTAATGCCTACCGCAACGCACGAGCAAGTGCATTTTCAAGCGGTTCATAACCTGAACGATGATGATTTTTACGGCTGGTTTAAGATAGATCGCTGGGAATTAGTTTTTAATAGGAAACACAGTAAATATTAAAGGAGGACTTATGGGCTGCTATGTAAACCCTGAAAATGAAACAAAAGAAGCATTCTTAGAACGTGAAGGCGTTGAAGTTGTAAGTGATTATGCTTCTCAAAATTATAAATTTTTAAAACAAGATGGCAAGCTGCCAGTTATTTTATGTGATAACGGGGCATTCACTGCGGCTGGCGTAGCTTTTACAGAAAGAGAATTTGAACGCTTTGTAAGATATGATAACCGCCCTAAGCGTATCTTTATTGTACCGATAGAGAAATTAAAAGAAGTATCAGATGTAGAAGGCTGGCTTGCAGAAGCGAAGGAGGAAGAATGGCGAACAAGGTATTAAAAAAATCTAATGCCTTTATGACACGCCATAACACTGAAGAACACGACTTTTACCCTACGCCTGACTATGCAACCGAAGCACTTTTAGAGCGTGAAAGTTTTGAGGGGGGGGTAATTTGGGAATGTGCGTGCGGTGATGGTGCTATGAGTAAAGTTATAAAGCAAAAAGGTTACAATGTTTTTTCTACCGATCTTGTAGATCGTGGATATGGGGAAGTAAGAAACCTTAATTTTATAGCAGAACTTCCAAGCAACTTCACTGCAAAGCACGTTATTACAAACCCGCCATTTAAACACGCTAAGGCGTTTATAGAACAGGCATTAAATATAAGCAGCGGTAAAGTTGCAATGCTATTAAGGTTAGCATTTTTAGAAAGTGCAGATAGATACGAGTTATTCCAAAATACGCCGCTAAGAACAGTGTACGTATTTTCAAAACGCTTAACGATGTCTGCAAAGGGTGAAGGAAAAAGTAAAGGCGGTATGATACCTTTTGCGTGGTTTGTATGGGAACACGGCTACGATGGTAAGCCGCAAATTGAATGGATATTATAAGGGTGGGCTTATGGATATAGATAAAAGCATTCCAGATGTAAGACGCTGGACTAAGGCAGCAGTTTATTGTTATAGGCGTGGCTGCGTATGTGATGGCTGCTATTACAAAAATGTTTTAGAAACAGAATGTAGTATGAAATTATCAGTGCTTAAACTATATAGAGTATTAGGCGAACCGCAAGATGTAAGGATAATAAGAATGAGGAAAAAACAACTTAAAATTATAAACCATTACGGTTTTGAAGCACAAAAAGAAAAGCTAAAAGAAGAAATGACAGAACTTGCTTATGCCCGTGATGAAGACAATTACATAGAAGAAATAGCAGATGTCTTGAATGTTATTCAAGGCATTGTTGCTTATAAGGGCTGGGAAGCAAAAATAGTAGAAATCCAAGAACAAAAACTGGATAGACAAATAGGTAGAATACATAATGAGAAATACAAAAAGGAGGATAAATAATGCCTACACTGGAAACCGAAGCAACAGAAAGAGCGTTACTGGGTGAACTCTTAAAGAAAAGTCTTATAGAGTTAAGAGAAATGACAGATGAAAAACTTTCAGAATCAAAGGCTTATATTGAAAGTCAAGTAGAAGAATTAAAAAGTGCAGTAACAAATAGTATAAATGAAGTAAATAGTGCATTACCCGTAATAGTAAATTTGGGAACAGTAGAAGCACCTGATAAAAAAATAGTACATAGTGCTTTTCACAAAATAGCAAAAATTCTATCTTCAGCAAAAAGAAAAGAGAAAAATATAATGCTTGTTGGTGCAGCTGGGGGAGGTAAAACACACCTTGTAAAATCAATAGCGGACGCACTAAAACTTCAATTCTACCCAATGTCAGTAGGACTTCAAACAACAAAATCAGACTTATTAGGCTTTATAAATGCTCACGGCAATTACGTTACAAGCCCTATAAGAGAAGCCTATGAAAAGGGCGGCGTTCTTCTTCTTGATGAATTTGACGCTTGCCACGCTGGAGTAGTAACAATATTGAATAGTTTACTTGCTAATGGGCATTGCTCATTCCCTGATAAAATTATAGATAAGAACCCTAATTTTGTTTGCATTTGTGCGTGCAATACTTTTGGAAGGGGGGGCAATGTTGAGTATGTGGGCAGAAACAGACTGGACGCTGCAACACTTGATAGGTTTATTGTTGTTGATGTTGATTATGATAAAGATCTTGAAAATATACTTACTGATAATAAAGAATGGTTAAAGATAGTTCATAAAATCAGAAAGAATGCAGAAAAACAAGGTATAAAAATTATTATATCACCTCGTGCTTCAATGGACGGTGCGGACCTTATAGACGCTGGTTTTTCTACTGAAGAAGCCTTAGATATGACAGTATTCAAAGGCGTATCTTCAGATGTCAAAACTAAACTTTTGCAAGATGTTGCTATAATAGATTGCAGTAAATTGCCAATACCAAAAGTAGGAACTGCACCGAAAACAAGTAGCAGAACTGCTAAAAGTATTTATATTGACTTTGATAACAAAAGGTATAATGTTTCAATTACATTCCCTGAATTTGAATTTAAAATAGATGAATGGGGTATAGTTATTGGCACAGATTATTCACCTGTTGTGGCAAATGACACTACAACTATTTATTTAAACCCGAAAGAAAGATGTTTAGAATTTTATAATTATGAATTTGTTTATGAGTTTTTAGCAGAATTAAAAACATTTGATAATGTAGAATTTAAAACACTACCTTTTGATCTTAAATTCAAAATTTTACTTGATGGTGAAGAAAATATAATAACACTTAAGAGAGGTAGAAATGAAGCGTTATGAAATGGAAGAAGAAGGCAGAAAAGTTAAGTGTATTGAATTTGAAGACATACAAGAGCAAAAAGAATATATTAAAAATTGTATAGAAGAAAAAAAGTGGGACATCGTAGATGAAATAAAAAACGCAGAAAACGATCGAAGCAGTTTTAAGTTTTTTGGAAGTTCGACACTTGAAGATACTTTTAAAAGTCTTGATTATGGCTTAAGTTCTTACACCGAATACTTCCTTGAAAATATCAATGAAGCTGCGAATACTTCAGAAGAAGATAACGGGCTTTATATGGATATAGAAGGTTTTGCTTATGATATGGGCAGTGTAGTTGAGGGTGTGCCTGAATGTTGTATTAACGCTGGTATGCCCTTATCAGTGCCAATAGTTAAAATTATGGTAGATATAACCTTTGCCGCATACACAGAAGCAAAACAAATAATGAATAGGGGCGTAGCAATTACAAACTTAATCAATACATTGCTTGCACAAAAAAATATCGTAGAACTTTCTTTTATTGATTTTAATGTGCAAGGCGATATGAACACGTTTATAAAAACAAATGTAGATACAACAACATTGCCTATCGGGACTATCGCTATGATATGCTCACCGCAATTCTTTAGGCAAATAAGCTGGATAACAACAGACGAATTAAGGAATAAGAATAGTGGCTGGGGGCGTGGAAGAAGCGAAATGTTAAGATGTGTTCACGAACAAATAAAGAAGGAAAATATTTTATTCATAGGCGGCAGTTATACTGATACGGGCTGCATAGAAGACGGGCATTACGATTCTATAAAAGCTGCAAATGAATATATTACCAAGAAATTTAATGACTACTGCAAGAAAGTAGCATAGGAGGAATAATGGAAAAACAAGAATGGTATAAGCAGTTGTCGGACGAACAACTTATATTAGTCAAAATTGCAACAGGCTTAATGGACGATGTTATAAATATCTTTGAATTGTTAGAAAAAAATATGACTGAAGATAATTTTAAACTTTGCAAAATAGGCTATATTGAAACGCTGGGCTGCTTATTAGGAATATGGGAGGATAAGAAATAATGGAAATGTTTATATCCTACATAGTTATCAATATAGTGGCGGTTTTAGTAGCCGCCTTTTGTTATTTTATACTGCCTGACGACTTGCCGTACTGGTTATGGGGCAGCTGCCCGATACGCCTTGAAGACGAAGAATTAAGAAGGCAGAAAAAAATAGGCTGCACTTTGGGTTTAATAGCTGCACTTATTATAAATACAATTACTTATTTTGTTTGTAATTAGGAGGAATGATGGAAAATAGATATTTTGTGTATAACCCAGCAAAAGATAAGCCAGTATATATTCATAATAATTATGCTGACGCTATGACTGAAGCTGAAAGAATAGCAAATAAGGAAGATGAATGCACCGTGTATGTTCTTCAAGTTGTAGGTGAAATAGATAAAAAATTAAAAGTTCACGAAACAAACACTTACAACAATGGAAATAAAGAAGAAATGGTGTACGAAAGAATACCTTTTTAAGGAGTGGTAATGAATATCAATATACAACTACCAAAAGAGTTAGAAAATAAGATAGCTGAAGAAGCCAGCAAACGCTTAAACGATATTATAAATGACATACTAATAAACGATAAAGAACTGGACGAACTAATAAGAAAGACAATACAAGGGCAAGTAAAATCAGAAGCGTTAAGATGTCTTCAAAGCAACGATCTTAGATCAAGAATGGCACAAAAAGTTTATCCGATCATTTATGAAACTTTAGGGCTGCCAGCACCAAGTAAAACACAAGAAGAATATTTAAGGAGTATTTATGGGGGCTAAGGTAGATATATTCACTGAAGAATTAAGTTATATTCAGGACGAAGAAAAAAGAGAGATAACAAAAGATTTAATCAGGCAGTTGCCTGATTATTTTTTTACAATACCAGCAAGCAGCACGGGTAAATATCACCCAAGCTATGCACTTAATGAAGGCGGGCTGGTAAGACATACAAAAGCTGCGGTAAGGATAGCTATTGATTTACTGCGGCTGGATATGTTCAGTGGGTTGTCAAAAAACAAAGATGAAATAATTGCAGCACTTCTGCTGCACGATGGTATGAAAAACGGGGCTGGCGGCAGCTGGAGTGTAGCAGACCACCCTTTAATAGTTAGTAACTTCATTATGAATGAGTTGAACGGCAGCGAATTTGCATACCAGTTATGCGATCTTATATCAACGCATATGGGACAATTCAACACCGATTATAAGACGGGTGAAGAAATATTGCCGAAGCCTTCAAATAAAGCACAAGCATTTGTGCATTTATGCGATTACTTAGCCAGTAGAAAATACTTAGAATTCAATTTTGAGGTATAGAATGTGCGTAAGAAAAAGCGTAAAAAAATAAATTCAAAGAAGGAAGCACAACGCCATCATTTTGAAATGCGAACGCTGCAAAGAGTAGGGCAAGTCTTAAACCAAAAGGAACTAATATGGAAGATCCAAAATGGTGAACTTGAATTTATAGAACGTCAAAGCAATAGGGTATCGCTTTTCAGATATGTAATAAATGGCACGGCTTATAAAATTGTCTATGACAGACAAAGAAAACAAGTAGTAACGATCTTATATGAGGTGGAACAATGCAAAAATTAGAACTTGAATTGTTACCGCCAAAAGAAAAAACAACGGTAACAGATGAAGATATTGCACGGGTATATGCTGAAATTATAAATTTACTATCAGCAAAAGACTAATTACACAATTTAATTCATTCATTCAATTTTTATGGTAGAATCAATTTATGAAAAAGGCAGTTATTTATGCCCGTGTATCATCGGGAAGACAGGAAAAAGAAGGTTTTTCAATACCAGCACAAATAGAGTTCTTGACTGAATATGCAAGACAAAACGGCTTTAGTGTAGAAGCACAATTTGTAGAAGCTGAAACGGCTAAGCGTGCTGGCAGAAAACAATTTAATAATATGCTTCAATTTATTCAAGCAAATAATATTGAAGCAATACTTGCAGAGAAAACAGACAGAGTATATAGAAACCTTAAGGACTATTTGACGCTTGATGAATTCAAAGGCTTAGAAGTTCATCTTGTAAAAGAAGGAATGGTTATAAGCGATCACGCTTCATCACACGTAAAATTTATGCACGGCATAAAAGTTCTTATGGCAAAGAACTATATTGATAACCTTTCTGAAGAAGTTAAAAAAGGTAAGAATAGAAAAGCCAAAGAGGGCTACTATCCGCAGCAAGCACCAGTAGGTTATAAAAATGTAGATGGACCTAACGGCAAGCGTATTATTGTGCCTGACGATGTAACAGGACCATTTATAGTAGAACTATTTATGCGTTACAATAGCGGCGTATTTTCAGTAGGTGAGTTAAGAAAACTTTTATACAAGGAAGGCTTCAGTCATAATGGTAAACCTTATTCAAAATCAAGACTGCTGGCTATCCTCCACGATCCATTTTATATCGGCAAGTTTTGGTATAATGGCGTGCTTTATACTGGCAAACACGAACCGCTAATAGCTGAAGAAATATTTTATAATGTTCAAAGTAAATTTAATCAAAGTAAAGCAAGAACGCACGATGTAGAATTTAATTACACTGGTTTATTAAAATGCGGACATTGCGGCTGCCAAATGACGGCAGAACTTAAAAAAGGTAAGTACGTATATTATCACTGCACGGGTAAGCGTGGCGGCACTTGCAAAAAAGATTATATAAGAGAAGAACAAATAGACGAAGTTTTTATGGATCTAATAAGCAGAATACCTAACCCTGAAGGCAAGCTATTTGATTTAATACGCAGCGGTATAAAAGAAACAAAAAAACTTAAAGGCGAATATGAAGAACATAGCGTAGAAGAAATAGAAAAACAAATTAAAAGACTTCAAACACGCATAGATAATTTATACACTGATAAATTAGATGGTAGAATTTCTGAAGAATTTTGGAAAGAAAAACATAACTTATGGTATGCAGAAAAAGATCAACTCATAGAACAATTAAAGAGTATCAACAACGCAGCACGAACTTTTGACGAAGGCACGAACTTATTAGAAAACTTCTGCAAACACGCACCAGCACTGTATCAGAGGGCATGCCCTAAAACCAAACAACAAATCTTAAAAATTATAGGTTCGAACTTTACCTATAAAGACAAAAAAGTAAGCGTAGAGCTTACTTCCGTCTTTGATTTATTGCTAAATCGTCAATTTTTTAATAATGGCGGGACTGACGAGGCTCGAACTCGCGACCTCCTGCGTGACAGGCAGGCACTCTAA